CTCATACTGAATTAGATCCGGCCAACCAACGAACGAAGTCCGTCCAGTGGGCTCTCACTGGGTAGTGTAGGCGCAAACATCATAACCTAAGTTGGTTCTGATGGATACGCGTTTATGAAATAGAAGATAGGTGGACCCTGGTAATAGAGAAGATTGAAATCTTCTCCAGCAGCTACGTAAGTCTGCAGCTGACCTGTAGGGTCGCCTCTTCCGAGACCATACGAAATGATCTCATGATATGTCATACCCTTTTCCTCATTAGGAATATAGTTAGATCCAGCCTCACTTGTTTGCTGGAGTTTGGGGGTACGACGAGTGATTCCAAATTTAAAACGGCTGAAATATGGAATCTCATATGAAACAACAGGATTGACTTCACGAGAAGTCATGGCCATTCCATTTTGTCCTTCATTGCCTCTGTGAGGACCATAAAGGAAACCTAATTGTTGGGGCGTGTTTGAATTCACAGTATTAGAACGAGAATTGTAGTTAATCCAAGGTGCCTGATACCAAGAACCAGTAACTTTCTTAGACTGGCTTTCAACAAAGGCGTAGGAACTATCTACGGTATAACGAATACTTCCACGGAATCCAAGAAAACTCAAACTCAAATAACGCATGAGCGTCATAAAAGAGAAGAGATAACTTCCAACTGAAAGGGGAACAGCAATTGTTTCAAATGTAGGATCATTGATCCAACAAGGTTCAAATGGTAAACTTTGCCTACCAGCACGTAACACGAACTCACTAGTAGTTGATGAAATGTTCAGTGGAATGAACTCGTGCTGGTTATATCTTTTAAGAAGTTGTCGAAAAGACGTAATTTTCTCACCAAAATAAACCAAGTTTGTTTTGTCGTCATCTTTTTGTGGACCGAGACGATCGACTTCCTCCGCAGCCTTAGGATCACCATCAAACTTGGATAGCTCTTCTACTGGTCTATCCGGTTCTGACTGTGGGGAAAATGGTGTTGTTACAGAGTTAGTTGTCAGATGTGTTATATACTCTGCAGTAGGGGCAGCAACTTCAAAATCATCTCCAGCAGAAATAAACACATTCACTTCTATAGTGTCTCCTGCTGCTTCATCAGGATGTACCAACTCATTTATCACACGAACAACTAAGGCACCGTTTCCAAAACGATTGCCCGTCGAAGTGTAATTGAGAGGGGTAGTTCCGTAAAAGGTGTCTGCAACACCAACAGCATTTTCCTTCTTGAGGGGACAGTGTTCACGATAAGCTGTAGTCTGACCCCAACCAACTTCAACCGTAAAGTCAGTAGTGTCAGAAATGTCAACCATGGTAAGATAGTTGGAATTTGTATCAAAACTACTACCATTGACAACTCCTACAGGATCCCATGCAACTGCAATTCTGCCTTTGTGGTACTTGCTCGAAATAACTTGAAATCGAAACTTCATAGTCCCTTTCCAGTAGGCGAAAGGAAGAGTAGCAACACAACAAGCAGGCATGAACAGGCGAGTGTTATCAGTAATGTTGTTTTGTGCGAACAAACATGGATCGACAACACAATTCCAAAGCAATTGTTCATTATTGTCTGCGGAAGTCCAGGAAAAAGTCGTAAGATATGAATCTCTTTCTGCAATAGAAGATATGGTAAGTTCATCTTCACCCGATAATCCTACAACTCTTGTATCCAAAGTGGTCTCCTGTTTTGGGTCAGTGGACAATTTACATGCATCATCTAGACCAGAGGTAGTTGCCATGTCAAGTTTGACCTGAGGACGGTACCGCGACCCTTCCAACATGGGAGGACGGGAATATCCAAAGAGTTTAGCCATCGCAGCAACACCATTCGCTCCTATTTCAGTAGCTTTCGCGAAAGGAGCGATACCGGGAACATTAGATGCCATTTTAGCGACCTTAGCAATAGTAGACGCAGGTTGTGAAATTGAACCTTTTGCATATTCGTCTGCATTCGGAGCAAATGTACCTACATCAAATTGCGTCGGAATTGCAAGTTTGACATCTTCCATCCAAGCATAAACAGTAACACGACATGGTGTCGTCTTACCTAGTGCATGGCGCAGAGTGTTAACCGTCCAAAACTTCATTTCACCTATAGAAGCAATTTCAGACTGGCTGGTCAAGTCTACACCATCGGCAGGCCAAAAGAATGGCAAGCACATTTCTCCTCCTTGTGAATTCGTGGGATCTATCCACAAAGAGGGACGCTGGGATGCAAGAATGACGTTCTCTGGTATTGAGTCTGACAATGTCAACCAATCATATTCGTCATCAGCGATAAGTGGATAATAGGAAAGTAACAGGCGTCCATAATGAAATGGAGTTCCATTTATCAGGACCTTAACTTTAAGTTTACCCCGTATTAATCTGTAATTATTGATTTTCTTTTCATTAAGAATATTTCTCATAACAGACCGCCAAGGGTTCAAACCAGCAGTTATGGATCCATTGACGTTCCATGCAGTATTCAAAATCTCAATGGGACGAGACAGAAACTGCTCAACTGGAACATCATTAGGAAACGCCTTTGCTGTCACAGAATCCAAACTCTCTGATGTATACAATTCATGTCCGGGATGGGTGTCCACAAATTTGACAGTTTGATTTTGAGCATAGTTTGGTGCAGCGGCCGTTTTAGACTCGTCTGCACACGGTTTGTACGCTTCATCCGAAGCTAATTCTTTAACCGAATAAGAACTAAAGGGCCAAAAATCATCTCTAAGACTTCGCGGAGATGAATCACGCCAATTATTTACAGGAAATATATATACACATTATGTGCAGGTGAGCAACTTAGGTATTTTCGCAATATTTGGACTTCCAATGTTCTACTCGTTCATCGAAAGTTTTCAACACAGCTGGCGACGGAACCAAGTCTGCTCGTTTACAAACCTCAAGCATTTGTTGACGACGCATTTCATAGTGGTCTCTTCCATAAGCAAACCACTCGTGCATTGCACATTCCAAGCAGGATAAAGCGACTTCCGTCTTGGTACATGTGCGAGATCTCAAATTGGAATGAAGAGATTTCCATATTGAGTTTTCCGAAAGCTTTCCTATAGATACGCCTATCTCTGGGATATAACTGGAAACTCGTTTTAGGAAATCAGCGTCTTCTTCATCCATAAATTGAATGACTGCATCAGATTTGTCTGGAACCGTTATGGTGATATCATGTTCGGCCAGAAACTTCTGAAAAGTCTCAAAATTGAAATCTTCATAGTCAGGTTTTACACTTCCTTTGAAATCGTCTCCATAAGTTAGTGCAGCAACAAAATCTCTGAAATTCAGATTTGCAGCAGGGATTCTATCAGCGTAGATGTGGAAAAACCCCATCCTCACATACAAGGATCCTGCAACACTGTTGACATTCACAGTTAGATTGTTACCTGACGTGTTCATACTGAAAGCAATAACGAGTGTTCCATTCCAATCCATAAGAGGGTCAGTGATGTCTTTGATCATCATTCTCATTATGTACAAATCCTCTTCTGAATATCCTCCACTCAATCTTGCGAATTCTATGAACATTCCCCACACTGAAGTTGTGATTTCGGATCCCATCCGAACATCAAACTTCTTATAATCCCAAGCTAGCACTTTCTGCATATTATACTTAGTGCAATGGGACATCAATTTTTCCCAGTCTTGTGAAAAAGCATTAACTCCAACTGCGCATTCCGACATAATCGGATGCGTACTTAGGAATCTAGCGATGGGCAAGAAATACTTGCGGATCATTATGCTCATACAGACTGGAGCGGCCTGAAAAACTCGAACTTTTTCCTTACCAAGTTCGGTGGGTTCGTCTTTCAAGGTCGCCGAAGTAACGGGATACGCACGTTCACCTCGTTTCCAACATTCTTTTAATCGATCCAACTCCTCCTTTACGAGTGGATCTGGAATCCTATCTTTCAGGACTCCATCTTCCCAAATTTCTGAAAACCATTTTGATTTCTTCCCGAATATCGGAAATCCCATACTTGTAGACATCTTCAATGCTTCAAGAAAGCGTTTTCCGGGAATACCAAGAATGGCTTCTTTATCTGAAAGAACTCTCATATCGCTTTTCCTAGCCAGGTCAGCGAGAGAAACTCCTCCTTCACCTTTTCCATACATATAGTCATCAATGGCGCGATTAACATCTGCAGGCGCAAATGGTTTTGCGGGATTGATCACATGTTCAAGGGTTGCATTGTATGCTGCCCAATTAGGTTGAAGTTTAGGAGGACCCCAGTTATTTTCCACACCACATACTTCTTTCACATGAGGAGATAAAATGGACTGTTCAACAGTGGACTTCATCTTTGCCCTCAACTTAGTGGAACCAAGAACTTCTAGACTTGCTTCCTTGGTCAAACGTGCGGTCATGGAATTGGGATGGATTCCCTCCGAATCCAACACTCTTTCACCTAACTGATATTTGGGAATTTCACCTTTGTCAGCTGAAATATGTACATGGGGAAGTTGACACAAACGCTGCAGAGCTTCGTCATACATTTCTCGCGTCAGTGTTTGCATAGCTCCTTTTCTCCTGTCATCTTTGTTCTTACCCTTCTTACCTCCAATATGAAATCCTAGGATAGAAGGAGTTTTGGTGTCAGGAACAACAAGACCCATACAAGCTCCAACGATGGACAAGTCAGAATCATACTGACCTCCATAGAAGGTACCGTAAGTGTGCCCGGTCACCCCAAATTCTACATGGATTTTATCATCATAGTAGTGAACATCGCCACCAGATCGAATCCTAGCAAGAAGATGAGCCGGACAACTACCAACAGGCAAACTTTGAGGTAACCATTGATAACGCGGAGCTAAAGAGGGACATCGTGGCACATATATCATGACCATATCGACACCTGGAATTTTAACATAACAAGTTTTATCAACCTTGAACTTGATCTTGCTACCACTTCTGTCGTGGCGATCTACACACATAGTTACGGTGTCCAGTTTAGGTTGAGTCATGTCTCCATTCAAGTGCAAGATGTGTTCTGGCATTAGGCACACTTGTGTTTGAGGAAAGAAAGCATTGCAACTAGTCATAACATTTCCTTTGTCAACATCACACCAAAAGAGATTATTCTTCTCAAAAGCTGAGATCATGTCTTGGGTGCTTCTGTATTTGGCCAATGGATCTGTTTTCACCTGTAGACCTAGAGATTGCATTACAAAGCCCATCCAACCTGGCGACTTATCCTGATCAATTGTTTCTTCTTTAGGTTTCTCCTCAGACGAGTTTGGCTTCAGGCGATGCTTGTTCCACATGTTGAGTGATTTGACCAGTAACACGGTTCCAGCAACAGCAACTGATGTTCCTATCTGCCACTTGTATTGCATCTCGACATAGTTGGGGAGAGCCTCCTGGTGACGACAGTATTCCCTACGGATCGCAGCAAGACGCATGTTGTAGGCAAACCAAGCTCCAAAGATAGCAATGAAAGAAAAGAAACAGCTTGCGAACAATGAAACATAAGTGCGGTCATTCCAGTATGCATAAGTCATGTAAAGTACAATGATTGCAGCTATCTGGAAATGGCGTGTGACGTCGTGCATAGCAGCTGTTTTCTGCCACTTGTTTACGAGAACTTGATAGTAGTGACTGTCATGTATCCAATGAGGAACAATTCTCGCTAGAGCTTTTCCCGCAACCTCATACACCAATCCTTCCATAGCTGACGACAACTGATGAGAAGTGTATTTCTTAAGAGGTGCATACCCAATGATAAAATTCCACCACTGAGCAGGTGCAATAATATTGCTGACAGCAGTTTTAACACCTGAAGTAGCCGAATCAACAATGGCCTCTTTCAGAAAATCGAGCGCACAGGGTCTAAATGAGTCCTTCGAAACATCTTTGCTTGGACACAGATAACTTGGAATACCACAGCATCCACAAGTCCCTTGTTTGTCTAGGAAACCAGCAGATTCTAGGATCTTTTCTTGACGCTTCTTATGTGCCTTAGACAATATGGAAATCATCTTTAGAGTGGTAATGATATTCAGATTCTCTGTACTCAACTCAGTACCATCAACTTTGACTTTGAATGGTGCAAAGCGGTGACGAGTTTCTCCGCTAGACGTTTTATACAGATAAACCTTCTCCAATTTGATATTCCACGCATCAACCTCTCCATAGGATTTCCCTTCAAAATCAGGATGATCGGTGTTGAGACTCAAAGTTCCAGGAGCACGATACTTTTCTCGGACTTCCACACGCATAAAAATCAGACGATTCAAAGCAGCGGCAGGATAGTCCGTGTATTGAGAAAAGTTGAGATCATAGAAATTCGAAGTAGCAACTCCAACCTTGTGATTGAAGAAAATATTTCCTTTAGAAGAAAGATCAGCCATGTTTGCACACAGAGGAACACCATTCATCTCTTGTACAAAAGCAGCAGCTTCCGAACGACTGACAAACTGCGCTTTCGCGGCACCAATTTCGTCGTAAAGAAAAGCAAGAATGTCTGATTTCACCTCTGAATCGTGAGCTTGATTCCAGTTTCTCGTTCGTTGAAACTTCTTCGCAGTGGAAAAGCCCATGGAACCCAAAGCTGTATGGGTAACGAGACCCGCAAGACCAGTTTTTCCAATCTGAGAATCTCCAGTGATGGCGAAACCTATAGGGAAAAACCGTTGAGTAGCACTCTTGTGTTGGCTGATCAACTTTTGCTTTACATCAACCAAGCGAGTGAAACGGTCTTGCAACCAAGAAACAGTAGGACCTTCCGTTTTACAATCTCGGAGTCGTTGAATCCCGACTAGACACTCATCTACCTTTCTCTCAAATTCCTGTACATCACCCGTGTAGTTTCCAGCTACCACTGAATCAATATGGGCGAATACATAATCGCATTCCTTGTTGAATTTGACCATGTTGTCATTGGAATACAAAATGGGGTAGAGTGACTTTTCCTTTATCACCATGACACCGGTCTTGAACATCCATGTTGTAGTCTCTATGATGGCATCCAAAAGGTCAATAGCATTAACCTGTTTTTCGAATGCTTTCACAGAAAGAATTTCGATGCCGTACAGATTCCATTCGATACCTTTCTTTTCACATGCAAACACAGACAAAGCAGCAGACAATAGAAATGAAAACTTTTTAAAGATAGTATTGGTCTTGAAAAGTTTCCAATTACTGCGCAAATTCTCAAGTTTGTTAGAACGCTCAGGTTCCTTAGGAACATCGTCCGGCGCGCAAGGTCTGAAGTTATCAGAACCCAAAGTATCCATGACTCCAAGTACAGTCTGAACTATCGATTGGTGTGTGCACATTTTCATGAATTTAGTCGTTTCAAGCACTACGTCTCCAAAGCTATCGCAATGGTAAAGGCTATGAGCGTACAACATTAAATTCTCGATGTGTGAAACCCAATCTAAACTGGCTTTATCGAAGAGTTCATGTGTTGAGACAGTACTGGATATACTTTCAACCAAAGATTGTGTAGCAGAAAAAGAGTCAGACCAATCAGATCCTAGGGGATCGTTTGCCAATTCCTCTTCAACAGTTGGAACTCCAGTCAACTCTCGAGTCAACTCCTCATATTGAATGACATCTGGAGTAGCATTTGGTTGAAAACTCTCGCGTGTACGTAGACACTCCACCAGACGTTCAAGTTCTCCTTCAAACCATATTTTACTGTTGAACTGCCTGAACAACTTCATGGTATCATGTTTCTCACATAGATCTCTAAATTCTTGCGCTAAAAGCATTTCTTCTTCTGATCGTTTTTCATATCTAGGAACACATGTATGATTTTGTTTATAATCTCCACAATACTGACATTTATACTCACATCGAGCACGTTTATTTAGATGAATACATTTATACATTTTTGTTACTTTTACAATTTTAAATACACAGATATGATTTTTCTTACATTCTCCACATAACGAACAATTATAGGAACCTCTTTTAGGTTCGTCTTCAGCATTTGGTTTATATACAGAATTCGACTTAGAGCGTTTATGGCGCATTTGTCGATATGTTCTCTTCTTCGTCTCCTTGACATTGAAACGATAAGATGGTTGATGCTCTTCTTTACATGGTTGAACATCTTGTTGATAACTCTCATAAATAACATTATCAGAATGAAATTGAGAATCATCTTTGGTGGATTGACGCCACGGTCGTTTGGTGACTTTGATCCAAGGTTGTTGTTGCCCAATTTCCTTTACATTAGGATTAGCGACTTTAGCAATTGAGTCATTGGGGGTGCCGGCACAGCCTGGCTTCACGATTTTGCAACTTTCCGATACTTCCCTCTTAAAAGAATTATTCATGGCCGCGAGAAAGTCTCAGCAGCAAAGTTTTGCGTATCGTGAATTAAAATGAGGCGGATTTAAAAATATGTAGTTTTCCAAATTACAATTAAATTGAAATATACAGCCCGAAGGCTTATTGATACTATCTCAAAACCCTGGTATTCGGACTCCGTTGCAGGGAGCGTACACTGGTAATGCACGGAACCAAGGGGCTATTTCTAGCAATTACAATATATAACAATTCAGTATGATGAGGTGTATATTTCGGCGTTCAATGGAATGCGTCTGTTCATTAACAAGACGTCTTACCAACTGGGGTGCGATTCAATTTCGCAGTGACCTACTCAAAGAACATAAAACATACTACGAAGCTTACTTCACTTCGCGAACTCATCCCCTACAGAGAAAAAGTAATTTTTATCCAACACCAAAGTGTTCCAACAGGGGGGGGGGTGTGTTAAGAGATAACCAGTCATCTCAAACTATAATAACAAAGGTTCGGCTAACCTTCTAATAGCCACTATCAAAATGCCGAGGTGTGTGCAGATTTACCCGTTAGGGAGGCGCGCATACGCCCGAAAATATTCGATCGTCAATGATCATTCAAAAAGTTTTGACATGAAAACATCATCATCAAGATAAATGTGTCCAAGTCAAAACAGTCTAAACAAATCAATACAACTAAATCGA